TGATTGCCAATAGCACCATAAGCACTATTAAGTTGAATCTTTCTGGCCATCTGAATATTGTTACATCTAGCAATCTCTTTTTCAAGAGTCTTTGTCTTTGTTTTTTCATACTGCTGCTTTGCGACAAGCATCTTCTTCTTGTAGATGGTGCGGTCTTTGTAAATCTTCTCCATGAGTTCAGGCAAGAACCCACGAACATCCTTCCTATATTTCGCTCCATTCGCACAAACTGCATAATCTCCATCAATTACCTCCTGCTCCGAGAGGAGTCTATCAACTGTAACGGATGGATGCCGTTGTTCACAGAGGGTCTCTGGCGAAATATTATACTGCATAATAAGATGAGGATAGAGAGAGTTGAGATCAAAAGAAACAACCCAATCATACTTTCCTGGTTTCGGTTCTTTGACATATGCACCTGCGTATTTTGCGTCCTTATCGGATCTTTCTTTGGGAGGAATAACTATATTCCTTTTCTTTAAATAATTATAAATGATCGTATCCCACATACGAACCTGAGAGAACACATCAGCATAATTTGCTTTTGCGTCATAGGCCATAACAATGGCAAGTTCAATCAGTTTCATCTTGTCTTCCAGACGGTCCACAAGTTCCACGTCAATTATATTATACTCTACAAACTTTTGCCACCCCTTTGTGTAGAAATCTTTAAATGTATCAAACTCAGAGTGATCTAATTTCTTCTGCCCAAGTTCTACACTAGCAATATAATCTAATCTATAAGACTCTTGTGCCTTATAAGTAAACTTCTTATAAAGATTGAGATAGTCTAACTGAGTAACACCACCAATATCATAAGTAATATTTCTACGACCCATAATATGAATCTCTCTTTCCGTCACCAAACCCCATGGTGACATTCTTCTCATTAACTTCTCACCAAGAATCCTATCTAACCTCCGACAAAGATATGGAATATCATATAACTCACTATTCCATCCAGTGACAACTTCAGGAGTATTATCCTCGATCATCCACCAATTAATAAAATCAGTTAAAAGTTCATACTCTGTTCTGAAACCTTTGTAAATAACATTCTCCTGCTTATTATTAAACGGGCCTAATCCCCAAGTGCGAATCTGTTTTGTATTATAATCCTGTAGGGTAATAAGTAATATTTCTTCTGCGGCAGATTCCACATCAGGGAATCCATTCTCTGATGCCACCTCAATATCAATCGTGGTTATCTTAATATAGTTTGTATCAAACTTTATCTCTTCCTCTGGATACTTCTCAGAAATATATTGATATATGAATCTCTCATTACCATAAACTTTAAAACCCTCTACACCATCATACCTCTTTATAAATTCTCTACTCTCACGAACCGTACCAGGTTCTACAGGTTCGACATACTCACCCTCTAAAGTTCTATACTTACTCTTCTTATTAGAAGAGACAAAAAGAGTTGGATAAAACTTCTCTCTGGTGGCAAAATGTCTTCCATTTTCAACCCCACGAACCAAGAAGTTGTCTCCAACCATCTGAACGTTTGTGTAGAATCTCATTTCTTTTTAATAAGAGCTTCGTATTTTTCAAGAATGTTTTCTGCAGGTTCTGCAAGTGTAATTATCTTATCAGAACTTAGCATAAAAGTCTTGTCATATGTGAATTCACTTAACCAAGGGGTAAGAGTGACTTTACCCTCTTGAATTGTAAGTTTATCAGCAGTAGTTTTTAATATTACTGGATGAATCAATTTACAATCAGGTTCTCCAATCTCACCAACAACCTCTTCAATCTCACTCACTAAGATTTCTTTGCTCGTCAGAACTATCAGTTTGACTACTTTGGCCATTTACTTTTTCCTCATACATTGTTTTAACTGCATCTACGGCTTCTACGATTGTAACTACCCAATCAGTGGGAACTGGTACTTTTGTATCAGAAGTTAACATAATCCATGGAACCAAAGATATTTCTACATTCCCAGAAGCTGCATTCTCTTCAGTAAGAATAATAGGGGTTCTTGTATTTACAATATGTGGTTTTGTAAAGAGATATCCACAAACTTTATCATCAGAGATAAGTTCTTTAATATCAGCAATTACATTTTCACCTGATTTTAAAACAGCAAGTTTAATTGACATTTTTTTATTCGATCCTCATTATTATACCAATAAAAAAGGGTTCCGTCAAGGAACCCGTTTGATCCATCTCGAACCAATTTTATTTATAGATACTCTTTACGAGCATGATGTTCTGGAACAATCTTCTTCAATTCCACGGTGAGGAGTCCATCTTCAAACTTGACGGATCCAATCTCCGTATCGTCTGAGACCGTCCAAACTCGTTTAAAACTTCGTTGGGCCAATCCTTTATGGACAAACGTTCCATCAACTTCCGATTCTTCTTTTCTGCCTTCAACATATAACTGTCCAAACTCCGTGAAGACTTTGAGCTCATCTTTCTTAAACCCCGCAAGTGCGATTTCCAATTTTGATTCATGATTATTTAATTGTATCAAATTGTATGGTGGATAATTCGATTGTGGAAATTCTGAGTTAAAGAATCGGTCTAGGTAATCATCCATACCTATTCCATTTTTTTGAATCCTTTCCATTAATTCTGGAAGGTTAGCTGAGTGATAGCGTTGTAGTGCGTTCATGATTCTCCTTAAATAAGCGAGTGTAAATGTTGTCCCTTACGGCGACAAT